AGGGGTTTATTTCATTGCGGTTGCTGGTATTGTTGCAGCATTTTTTGGCGCTCAAGCATTTGCAAAAGCACCACCTAAAAAATAGGACAGTCAGATGGCAGATTTTTCAAATGTTATAGACCAACTTCAGACAAACAAAGAACAGAATAAAACTAGTTTGTCTGGTGTAAATAAGAATCTTGCTTTTCGACTTGGCAAGATAAATGATAACCTTGATCGAGGACTAAAAACATTAGTTGATGCAGGTTCGGCACAAGCAAGTACCGATTCTAACTCAGTGCCCACTGTTCCACCGAAACCGCCGGCAACACCACCAACAGGATTTGGTACAACTGAAATTGGAAAAATTTTAAAAAATGACATTGGTGGCGGTTTAAAAAGTCTAGGTAGTAAAATAACCGATCCTTTATCCTCACTTGCAAAAAGTATACCAGGCTTAGGTACGCTTGGTAAGCTATCAAAATCACTTGGGAAAAGTGCTGTTAAAGCTATTTCCCCCACAAAGAAAGCAGAAAAAGATACTGAGGCACTAGCAATACCAAAAAAACAAACTACCTTTTTAGAAAAAATATTTAACGGTATTATGGCATTAAAGCTCTTGACAGGGGAAATGCTAGCAAAAACTGGAAAGTTTTTAGGAATGGGAATTGGTGCTTTTGTTGGATTACTTATAGCTCCAATATTTGTATTAGTAGGGTTTTTTGCATCTCTTGGAAAAGAATTAGCATTTTTAAAAGTAATAGGCAAAAAGATTGCTGGCGGTAAATTTTTTAAGGTGATTGGTACTTTTTTTTCCAAGTTTAGTAAATTTGTTGGAAAATTTACAGGATTGACAAAACTGAAAGAATTAGGTGGAGGTGGAATTGATAAAATAATTGGGTCGGTTAAGGGTTTTTTTGGTAATATAAAAAATTCTCTGGGCATTTTTACAAAAGCAAAAGCTTTTGTTCTTGGGGTAGACGGAAAGGCAGTTGTTCAAACTAAGAAATTTGCAAAAAATGCAGTCAATGGTTTGACAACAGTTAAGAACTTTTTTTCTGGAATTGGAAAAACGGTAGGCGGTTTCGTAGGTAAAGCAAAGACATCAATAACTCCTATTGTTAAACTTTTCAAAAGTATTATTACAACAGTAGGGAAAGTTTTAGCTCCTATCACAAGCGGGTTTAAAACAGGATTTGGTTTTGTTACAAAATTTGCAGCAGGATTTGGATCAGTTTTAGGAAAAATATTTTTACCCATAACAATTTTAATGTCTGCATTTGATTTTATTACTGGATTTATAGATGGATTTAAAATAGGCGGTATTATGGGTGGACTTGAAGTGGGGCTTGCAAAATTGTTTGGTAATTTACTTGGTGTTCCCCTCGACTTATTGAAACAAGGCATTGCATGGATTTTAGAGAAATTTGGTTTTGAGGATACAGCAGCTGCGCTAAAAACATTTTCATTCAAAGACCTGATCATGAAAGGTATTGGTGGTTTATTTGATATGGTTAAATTTTTGATAAATAAGATGATTGAGGGAGTAGCAGTTATAGCTTCAAAGTTGCCTATAATCGGAGGCAGCGCTGCGGCAAAAATCCGAAGTGCAAAATTTGATTTGTCAAAGGGAAATATTCAAGACCAGATTAAATCAAATAAAGCTCAAGAACTCAAATTAGAAAAACCCACAGATGGAAGAGCTCAAGAGATGACCGAATCAAAATTAGCAAAAGAATCAAAGGGGGCCTCCCAACCTGTTATTGTTAACAACTCTAATGTTATTGATAATTCCAGTAAAAGTAGTGATGCAACCTATACTAATACGTCTTTGACAAATAATAACCCAGTAGTCAACGCAGTAAACTACTCCCTTTAAAACAAAAACCCCCTACTAATTTCTCAGTAGAGGGTTTCGTTAGTTCCTAGTACATCTTACTCGTTTGCAAGTTTCTGAAAATAATCCATAGTGTCATCTTCATCATCTTGTGTTACTGACGGAGCAGGAACAGGAGCAGTATCAACTTTTGGAGTTGCTACTGGAGCATCTTCCATAATCGCAGCTGCACTTCCTACCTTAGTAGTTCCAGCAAGAACCATATCCAAACGAGTTTTCAACTCATCATATGACTTGAAGTTTGATGGAGAAGTAAACTCTGAAAGAGCATGTTCCTTCTTCCATACCTCTTCAATTTTGTCATCATTGTCAAACAATGGTGATGGTGCTTCAAACTCTGATTTGTCATAGTTCCAGTAACCGTCTACCTTACGAAGTTTCAACTTGAAGTTTGCACCTTGCCAGAAGTCAAAAGGATTTATAGGACTTTCATCTTCGAATGCAGGTTGCATGGTTTCCATAATCTTGTCAAAGATTTTCTTACCAAAGCGATAAAGGAATACCTTACCTTCATTCTCAGGGTTTGCGCTATCCTTGACAACGTAAATATTAGAAAAGTATTGCAACTTACGTTTCTGCCTACGAGCAATCTCTTTATCAGACTCTACACCAGAATTCCAAAAAGATGAATTCAATTCTGATACAGGGTCTTTTTCTCCAAGTGTAGTGAGAGAGTTCTCAATAAACCATTGACCAGTTGGGCCTTGAAATGCGTGATTCCAGACCTTTGCCCATGGCATATCTTCACCATCAACTGCTGGAAGGAAACGGATAACGGCATAACCATTACCTGTCTTATCCATCACAGGTTTCCAGATTCGTTCATCCTTGTAGGACTTCTTATCTAGGGGTGCATTTTCTTCTTTAACTGCTCCAAGCAGTTTTTCCAAAGAATTAGATTTCTTTAATGTACTTAACGACATATTTTTCTCCTTATGTGAATGTATGTTTCGTATGTTAATATAGTATTATATACAGTTTTATCAGAAATGTCAAGTATCTTCTTGAACAAATCTTACTCTATATATACTTTTGTCATCTTGTCTAAAATTGACAAGAGCATTCCAAGAAAGTCCAACTCTCTCTTTATCAAGATCATTTGGTACATGACCATGATATAATTGAGATTGAAAGACAATCATAGAATCTTGTGTGCAAGGAAAGGCCAACTTAGAAGCTGTGTTTGGGTTTCCCTGCTTGTAGTGTTCGGTGAGAGATATAAATGGCACACCATCATACTTTGACCTATGAAATTCAAGTGGTGGGTGTCCGTCCTCTGACTTTAAATAATATGTTCCACTAATGATTGAGTTAGAGTGATTGTGTATTCCTTGTTCACCACCCATACCACTAACATTTATCCAACTCTCTGAAAAGAAAAACTCCTCATACTCCAAACCAAGTTCGTTGTCTAGATAATCTTTGGCTTGCATTTTAATCCATGTTGCAATATCCTTCATTGCTGGATCAAGTAATATATTTAAATGTTTTTGAGTTCTTAGTTTCTTTGAACCCTTGTATGTTTCATATGAAAATTTATCCAAATCAATAGTATCAATAAATGGTATTGGACTATCGTATTGTTTTATCATTCCAGCTGGAAATATAGGTACTGCGCTCATTGTGTATCCTCTTTAACAAATTTTATTCTGTAAGTATAACTTCTGTAGAAATCTTCCGAGTCCTTTTCACTAGGGGGAGCGAAGTTAACCAATGCGTTCCAAGACAAACTAATCCTTTGTTCATCTATCTGTATCGGCCCATGTGCGTGATACAGGGGTGATTGCCATACAATCATAGTATCCTGTAATGCAGGAAATGCAATTGAAGTTGCTGTATTTGGGTGTTGTCCTGTATATTGTTCACTCAATGAAATGAACGGGTGTGTATCACTTGGTCGTGTTCTATGAAATTCTAATGGTGGATGACCCTTGTCTGCTTTTATATAGTATGTGCCACTGATGATTGAGTTCGGGTGTGAGTGTACAGGTTGACTGCCGCCCTTTAGATTGACGTTAAGCCAACTTTCTGATATGAAGTGTTCATCATATTTCATGCGAAGTTCATTCGTAAGGTAATCATCAATACAAGTCTTTACCCACTCATGCAGTCCATTTAAGGACTTGTGCAACATCACATTATTAAACTTCTCACTTCTCCATTTATTTGATCCACCGTACTTTTTTACACTAAAGTTTTTAGGTTCAAATTCTTCTGAAAATTTAGTTGGGCTATTATATGTCTTAATAATTCCAGTTGGAAATATAGGAACTCCACTCATGTTATTTTCAACTCCTCGCATAATTCATCTTTATTAATATATATTACGTTTCTTCTAAGCCCCATATCTGGTACTATTGGCCGGTCTACCCAATAAAAAGTAGTGTCAGAAAACTGAGAAAAAATATCTTCTAACTGATTTATCCAATTTACTGAATTAAATCCCTTTGCGTTTGCTGGAAGATAGTTATCTGTACCCTTGTACATATTATTTAGTGGGTGATCGTATGATGATAAGTCAAACCCAATCATATAAACTTCATCTGGTTTGACAGGAAATCTACCTAATGTTTCATGTACAGGTGGATCACATGCTAAATGTAATGCAGTATTGCCCGCAGACAAACCATTTAAATATCCCCCAACAGGACAAATTATTTCATTTTCAGTGACGTAAGTAATCCAAACACCAGAGTCCTTCTCCATTTTCATACGAAGGTCTTCTACATCTAAGTCTGGATTCATACGAATAGCTATATCAATTTTTTCTCGTAAAGTATCAGGGTCTTTACCTGAGATGACACATTTATCAGTTTTATCTCCACTGTAATGAATAAAAGACTTAGGTATGTCATATCCCATGAACAGTGTGTCTGCTACAAAATCTGGAACAGTATTCCAATTTGTAAACCAACACTTGTGGTTAAGTGGATATTCTGATTTAACAATTTCTTGCTGCATTCCATAATCAACTGCAACAAGGTTATCTACTTCACCATCGCGATAGATTGCATTGCAACCCCAAGTAACAAATTCATTGCCTTTACTTGGGGTAAACCATGAACGCGATTCACCATTACCAACAACTAAAGCTTTCATTTTCTTAAATGTTCCCAACTAACAGGAAACAATTCCTTTGCAATTTCATCAATTTTATTTGCAACTAGTTGTGTTTCAATTTGTGCATCTGGTTTACATCGCAGATTACAAACCCTTGCAAACGCATAGAGTGTTCCAGACCAATACCATTCTGTAAACATAGATTGAGGCAGAACCATTCTTGCTTGTTCTGGTGCAACACCGCCAGCAATTAATCGGTCATAAGTATCAAGTGTGAGTTTGACAGCTGTGTCGTACAAAGAATCAACACTAATGTCCTTATCATACTGACTATATAATGTTTCGGGATAACTATCCTTAATATACTCTATAGTCTTTTCTTCATCAGAACCTTGTTTCTTATCCATTGCAGCTGCTCTCCATGTATCAGGATAATAAATTGATGGGTCATCACTAACATATCGTCTAGATACTTCGTTCCATGTTAAACCAATTTGATGTTTAACTAATTGTCTTGCAACAAATACAGGAGCTTTAATTCTAAACTGCATTGATGCATGACCGAATGGACTCCAGTGATTGTGTTTTGCAAGATAAGCTATAAGTCGTTTATCACTATGATTAAGAAGTCCATCAATATGAACACCATTTGCTGGTGTGATTTCTTCCCAATGTGATTCTTTGTCAAATGACACACGAGCTGCATTAACAACAGACAAGTCGCTTCCCATATGGTCTTTAAGTGCTACTTCTATATCCAATTGAAAATCCCCCAAATAGATGCTATAAGATAAAATAATTCCATTAACATTCGTGGTGTATCTTTATCCAACCTTGCAAAATTTGCCCAAAATGCAGCTGCAACAAAAGACAATATCCAACCTACCCATTGGGAAGCAACACTTCCTGATGCAAGAAACATAACACTCATCAATGCAAGAACAAGAGCAAACCACCGCATATTACTATTGGGAGTTTTTCTGTTGGGTGCTAGTAATGTCAGTGTTAGTATTTTAGTTACCATAATATACCCTTCCTAAATGTGGTGCTGATACAAGGAATCGAACCTCAAATTGATGATTACAAATCAACTGTTATACCGTTTAACTATACCAGCTATAAAATATCTATCGTTGACCTCTCCTATCATCATACCTACGACCTTGAGGGCGAAACCCTTTTGGCCAAGAAGGTGTACGTAATGCAAGTCTCTTAATTCGATCATTCAACTCAGAATTAGCTTTTGACCGCTCAGCGCAATCAAATTGCAATTCTTTCACTTTTGCAATAAGTCTCTTATTTTCTGCTTCAACAAGGTCAAGTTCTTTAATTGCAGTTTCTGCTCTTTCGGTAGTTACGATTTCACCCAAATCCATTTTATTTAACTCCTTCTATTAGATTTAATAACTGTATTTTATACCTGTTCTTGTCCAAAGTCAAGAACCTTTTGTAATTATGCATAAGTTTTTTAATGTCTTGCCATATGTGATCCTCAGATAATTTTTTGTTCCAAGTTTTACTAAACTCAACCAGTTCGTCAAGAATAATAAGAGTTTCAAGAGACACTCTTTTCCCAAGATATTCTTTTAGTAATATAGGGTGTTCATCATCTTTAATAGCAAAAAGAGGATTGAAGTTTTTAACTAAGGGCTTAATCTCTAGTGCAAATTGATTGTAAAAATTAGCTCTTTTAATTTTCCATTCCTCATAGTTCCCATCATTGAAATTAGATACATACCCTTTACTGTCTTTAATAAAATTAGAGACAAAGTAATTCTTTATGTTTTCTTCGGTTTTATATTTTCGTGAGATTTTGACAAAGAAACTCCTATCTTTTCTTTTGAAGAAAGAGTCTCGTTTGATACGAGTTTTGCCGTGATAAGTAACAAAGTCATAATCAGTTTTACCAAAGTGTGCTTTCATTGCACAGTACATTAAATAAGTATCAATTGCTTCCATTGTAAAGTCTTTCTTTATATGGGTAGTTGGGCTCTTTTGGGTAGGAAGTTTAACTCTCTGGCATTTGCTTCAATTTTTTCTTTCAATCCTTTTGAAACAAGAGAACCAACTGAATCTGGTTCAATACCTTCTTTATCACAATAATATAGAACTGCATCCATGTGAGTAAGATTCTTTTCTTTAGCGATATTTTCTATTGCAAGGGTAAATGTTTTAGATGTTGTAAACGGCATTTTGATATCCTATAATCATTATAAAAAGTGGTGAGTGTTCTGTTGCTAGGTCACTCACCAAAACCCCGAGCAATTATGCGGCTAGCGCGTAATCCTCATATGCAAAGTTATAGTTTGCGTCTTCATTTTGACCGATAACGGAATCACCCGACAATTCTCCACTCATCTACATCTGCCTGTCGAAACTATTCAACCCCATCACAAACACACTAAGTGTTCTTCAATATGTTTGTGGTGGAGTTGGGGGGATTCGCACCCCCGTCCAGATCAGCTCTCAACTCGCATCAACAAATTGTATTCTATTTATATAGTACCATAATAGTACCAGAATGTCAAGAACCTAAACAATAATTCCAGAGGTCATCTTTCTGTAAGCAGCTATAATTTCCTCGTTTGATGGAGTAACCAAAATAATCCCCCCACCATAAAAAGTTACAAGCTCTGGATTTTCCTCACCAGTTAGGCATACTCCACGAGCAAATCCCATTTGTTTATCTGATGTATGGATAATCATTTTAGGTTCTTTTAGCGTTACAAAATCACTTGTTTGTTCTTCAAGTTTTCCAACAAATTCGCCAGCTGGTGTTACTATTGATACTAGTGTGTTTAATTCAATCATAATATTTTCCTATAAGTTATAAACTGTCTGTGAGACTTTTTGAATAGTCTCTTTGATTATCCCACTCTTCCTGTTCTTCCTCACGAAAGAGTTTCCACTCTTTCTGTTGATTATTCCATTCTGCGATTGTTTCTACAAGAGTGTCAAGATAGTCGTGTTTTTGTTTGATGAATTCTTGGACAGTTCCATCCTCTGTTACTACTAAGATAACCACCTGAGAAATATCTACTCCTGTACGTTCTTTATACATTTCAGCATACGCAGAACCTTGAATGTAATAACTTTCATTATACTCATCTTTACGTTCTTTGGTCGATGTTTTGAAATCTATAATAGACGGTACGCCTTTGTAATCTGCAATACAATCAACTCTGCCTGCTACCTTATACTTGTCACTATACAAACCCGCTTCTTGGGCATATATGTTGTCTATGTAAGTTAGAGCATTATCTCGCAATTCGCTGAATAGACAATACGGTAGAAAATGTTGCTTGTGGTGATCTATATTTTGGTTGTTTAGATAGTCTTCACACATATGATGAACTTTAGTACCACGATTTGCGGCTGTTCTTGATATGTGATTAGCAACATCATTACCTACACGTTTACGCCATTCTGCAATTCCCTTCTTATTACGAACTGATAGAACAGTTGTGATTGAGGGATACTTATTCCCCTCTGGGGTTTTGTATAGACGAGTACCATCTTGGTTTGTTGCTGATATAGGTTGTAACTTCACTGGTTCATGATTAAACATTATTATATTGCCCTCATTCTATCCACTAGTCTATCTGCTCGGTTGGTTACTTGACGATACCAAGCACTGTCAACCATTTCGTTAGCAGCTGCGTTCCAATCTTTTGCATCCACACCACGTTTCATTCCCTTGAATTTACTCAAACGAGTTCTGCCCATATTGAACATCATGTTTGCAATTATTTGTTGGGCTTCTTCTGGCAAATCTCCAAAGTCTTTGTAAAGGATGGCGCAGTCTGACAAAACTGTTTTACAGTCTCGCTCGAAGGCTTCAATGACTCTAGACTCACTGACGGAAGTGCCGATTTCCAATCTTGATTCTGGGTCTGAGTCAAGAACCAAATGCCCGACACCAAAAGTAGCATAACCAAGGTGATCATTATATATTTCATATTTTACTCCCTCATCTATTTCTAATTGTTTTCTAAGTTTATTTAAATTCATTTCTTCATCCAATTTGTTAGTTTTTTGCACTCTTCAGCAAAGAGGAATCTACACTCATAGATAGTCCAACCCCAGATAACCATTATTAGTCCACTTGTTATCCACATTAATAAGCCCATTATTCACTCCCAAATCCAAGTCTAATTTTATTGATAAGATAGTTACGAACAAAGCCTGATCGAACTATATCGCCAATAGTAAATTCTACACAGTTGAATTCATCCATTTCATCTAGTATTTTGAAGAAATCGTGTAGTCCGTTTTTTTCATTTTGCTTCTGTAAATCTGTCTGGTCAAAATCACCACAGAATACAATCTTTGCATCTTGACCAATCCTTGTTGTAATAGTATCAAGTTCATGAAAATTCATATTCTGACATTCATCTACTATAACAATTGCGTTGTCCATTGTCAACCCCCTTAGAAAAGAAGTTGATAAAAAGTGTAATGAACC